AACGAACTAAAAGAAACAAACAGGTTGCTTAGGAAGCAAACAGAAACAATCGAAAATAATTAATAATGATTGACATATCCTGATAAATATAATAATATTAAACATTAAAGAGATATCTAATGAGTTGGAAAAAACATTTTACAGTATACCAGGGCAAAGAAGTAAAGTCCAAAGGGCGTAGTTCGGGTAGTACTGGTAGTACAAGTCGCTTTCAGAGTTGGTTACCTGAAGTATATAGCGGAATGCCTAATCGTGTTGAGCGTTATATGCAATATGACCAAATGGACATGGACAGCGAAATAAATGCGGCATTAGATACTATTGCTGAATTTAGCACACAGTTTGATGATGAAACTGGTATACCATTTAATGTAGTATACAAAACAGAACCAAGCGAAAGCGAAAGTAAAATCCTAGAACAAGCACTACGACAGTGGTGTAATTTAAATGACTGGGATAGACGCATGTTTAAAACATTCCGTAATGTTATTAAGTATGGCGATCAGCCTTTTATTCGTGATCCTGAAACATGGGAACTAATGTACGTAAATCCACAAGATGTTTTAAAAGTTGTGGTAAATGAAAGCGAAGGCAAAAAGCCTGAGCAGTACATTATGAAAAACTTAGATCTTAATTTACAAAATAAAACTGCAACAGCACCACTAGAACATAATAACACATATAGTGGTGGTAGTGCCGCTGGCGCATTTGCTAGTATGGAAGGTCGTAGTTATGGTGCTACAAGCAACAGTGGTGGCAGTGGCATGGAAGAGCAAGAATATGCTGTAAACAACGAGCATATGATGCATGTTGCTATGACTGAAGGCATGGACACAAACTGGCCTTTTGGTACAAGTATATTGGATCCTATTTTTAAAACATATAAACAAAAAGAATTATTGGAAGATGCTATTATTATCTACCGTGTACAACGTGCGCCTGAACGCCGTGTATTTTATGTAGATGTTGGTAACATGCCTCCACACAAAGCAATGGGCTTTGTGGAACGAGTAAAAAATGAAATACACCAACGCCGTATTCCTAATAAAACAGGCGGTGGACAAAATGTTATGGATGCACAGTATAATCCTTTAAGTATTATGGAAGATTACTTTTTTGCACAAACTGCTGAGGGCAGAGGAAGTAAAGTAGATGTTTTACCAGGCGGACAAAACTTAGGTGAAATTGACGATTTACGTTTCTTTACAAACAAAATGCTTAGAGCATTACGTGTACCTAGTAGTTATTTGCCTACAGGTCCAGAAGATGGAACTAGTACATATCAGGATGGCAGAGTAGGCACAGCATTTATCCAAGAATTTAGATTTACAAAATATTGTCAGCGTTTGCAGAATATGATTCAGCCTACGTTTGATAAAGAATTTAAATTGTTTTTAAGAAATAGAGGCTTTCAGATTGAAAGCAGTTTGTTTGATCTAAGATTTATAGAGCCACAGAGCTTTAGCCAGTACAGAGAGATTGAAATAGATAATGCACGTGCTGGTGTGTTTAACCAAGTAGACGGAAGTGAATATCTATCACGTAGATTTATACTTAAGAAATACTTAGGATTATCAGATGACGAAATTTTAGATAACGAAACTTCCTGGTTAGAGGAAAATCCAGATGCACAAGGAAGTAGTGCAGGTGGAGACGGAGCAGGACTAAGCAGTGTAGGAGTTAGACCGGATTTAGACAGCGGTGGTGACTTTGATTTAAACACTGATGACGATCCAGAAGCTGATGCGGATGCAGAAGACACTGGAGAATCTCCAATCAGCGGAGATGATGCTGATACAGACACAGGAGATGAAACATGAGATTTCAGGAATTGAGAGAATATTATGAAGCGGAAGATGATAGCATCAATACGCTTAAAATAGATGACACACGCAGAGCAAAAATTACGCTTAAACATCTTAATAAACTACGTAAAAAGCGTGAATTAGATAAGCTAGAAGACTCTGAACGTATGCAAAATCTCAGTAAAATCTACGGTAAACCAGCTGAATAAGAATACTTAGCACGGTGGTCAGATCATAAAAACACCACTTTTTGCATTTTTCTATGCTTTTTTCATAGTAAAATGCTTTGGTTACTAAATATCATTGACTTTGTAACATATTGCTGTGTCATCATTGAGGAGTAAAGCAAATGGATAGTAAACAAAAACTAGAACAAGTCCTCGAATTGGTGATCAACGAGGAAACCGAAAAGGCTTCCGATCTACTACACGACATTTTTGTGGAAAAGTCACGTAATATTTACGCTGACTTAATCGACGAAGATGCCGCTGTTGAAGACGTGATCGAAGAAGACGAGGAAAAGGTCGAAGAAGAAGACCTTGAAGAAACAATCGACGTAAGCGACGAAGAAGATGACTTCATCGAAGATATCGCTGATGCAGAAGAAGAAATTGAAGCAGAAGAAGCGTTTGGCGAAGCCGACGAAGACGAAGCTGAAGATGATCTTGCATCAGAACTTGCTGACGACGATATGGGCGACGAAGCAGAAGCAGAAGCAGATGCTAAAGAAGCCATGATGAATGTTGACGATGCTTTAGCAGAACTAAAAGCTGCTTTTGCTGAACTAACAGGCGACGACATGGGCGACGAAGCTGATGAAGAAGAAGGCGAAGAGATGGAAGTCGAAATGCCAGAAATGGAAGCAGTAGAAGAGCCAGTTGCTGAAGAAACAACAGAAGAACTAGAAGAAGGTGCTGAAATGAAAGCAGTTAGCGTAAGTCATGCTGACGGTTCAGACGGTGCTGCAAAATCACCAGTAGGTCCAGGTGAAGACATGGGCGGAAAAGCTGTTGATATTGCTGGTTCAGAAGAGTCAGGTGGTAGTGCTCCAGCTGCAAAACCAATGGGTGTAGACGGTCCACAAGAAGCCGGCGAACCTCGTGCGGTAAAGGGGTAAGGCACTATGTTTACACCACTGAGAGAAGTTATCCAACCAGGTAATGCTCATGTTACTACTGAATCCGTTGAGGAGAAAGATGGTAGCAAGAGTCTTTACATGGAAGGTATTTTTATTCAGGGTGGTGTGAAAAACCAAAATCAACGAGTGTATCCAGTAAGTGAAATTTCCAATGCAGTAAATTCACTGCAAGAAAAAATTAAAAACGGAAACACAGTATTAGGTGAAGCAGATCACCCCGACGATTTAAACATTAACTTGGATCGTGTTAGTCATATGATTACTAACATGAGTATGAAAGGTAATGACGGAATCGGAAAACTAAAGATGTTACCCACACCAATGGGTAATATTTGTAAAACGTTACTAGAAAGTGGCGTAAGACTAGGTGTCAGCTCAAGAGGCAGTGGCAACGTCGACGGAAGTGGAAATGTATCGGATTTTGAGATAATTACAGTAGATATTGTAGCAAATCCAAGCGCACCCGATGCTTATCCAGATCCTATTTATGAACAGATTATGAACCACAGACGTGGAAGTACAATTTGGGACGTAGCTGGAGCGGTAAGACATGACACCAAAGCGCAGAAACACCTCCAAAATGAGGTGCTCAACTTCATTAAAGACCTAGGGAGAGATTAAATGGATATTGAAAAAATTCTCGGCTCTGAGGTACTGTCTGAAGAAGTGAAAGAAAGTGTTACAGAAGCGTGGAATGCTAAATTAGCAGAAGCACGTGAAGACATTACAGCTGAACTACGTGAAGAGTTTGCAGGACGTTATGAAAATGACAAAACGCAAATTGTAGAAGCAATGGAAGCAATGTTAAACGACACAATTAAGTCTGAACTGACTGAGTTCGCTGAAGATAAAGCTAAACTTGCAGAAGACCGAGTTGCTTATAAAAAAGCAGTAAAGGAACATGCAAAGTTGCTTGACGAATTTATTATGCAGACACTAAAAACTGAAATCACAGAACTCAGAGAGGATCGTGAAGCACAGAAGGCGAATTTTGGAAAGCTAGAAAATTTTGTATTAGAACAGCTAACCAAAGAGCTAAACGAATTCCATGAAGACAAGCGTTCACTAGTTGAACAAAAAGTCAAAATGGTAACAGAAGGCAAGAAAGTAATTGCTGAAGCTAAAGATACTTTTGTTAAAAACGCTGCGGAAAAAGTTGAGAAGATTATTGAAAATGCTCTAACAGGTGAATTAACAACACTTAAAGAGGATATTCAGAAAGCCAAAGAAAATGAATTTGGCCGCAAAATCTTCGAAACATTTAGTGCAGAGTTTATGACAAGTACATTGGCAGAAGGCACACAAGTTGCTAAACTCTCACGTCAAATTGAGGAGCAAAAAGCTCAACTTGACGAAGCTAATCAGTCCATTACTGATAAAGAAGTAGCTATTATGGAAGCCAAGCGTGAAGCAAAGATTGCAAAAGACATGACTGATCGCAAAGCAACTTTAAATGAAATGATGGCTCCTTTAAGTAAGGACCAAAAGGAAATCATGGGTGCATTACTAGAAAGCGTAAAAACCGATAAACTACGTGACGCATTCAACAAGTATCTTCCAAACGTACTATCAGAAGATGCAACGGTTTCAAAAGAAAAGGCAAAGCTCACCGAAAGCACAAAAGTGGTAACTGGTGATAAAAAAGCTACAAGCCAGTCAGAGACTGGAACTGCCGAAATTATTAATTTGAAAAAATTAGCCGGAATTAATTAAGGAGACTTATAATGGCAAACCTATTTGAAAATTGGGACGCAACAAAAGAAGCTCTAACTGACGGTTTGGCAGGTAACAAAAAAGCAGTAATGGATACTGTCATGGAAAACACCAAAAGAGCACTTACTGAAAGTGCAACTGCTGGTGCTACTATGGCTGGAAACGTTGCTACTTTAAATAAAGTTATCCTTCCAGTTATCCGCCGTGTGATGCCTACAGTCATCGCAAACGAGCTTGTTGGTGTTCAGCCAATGACTGGTCCAGTAGGACAAATTCACACACTACGTGTGCGTTACGCAGAAACTGCAGCTGGTGTAACAGCAGGTGATGAAGCATTATCACCATTCGCTATTGCAAACGGTTATGCAGGTAATGCAACAACAGGAAAAGCAGATGCAACAGCAGCACTAGAAGGTGAAGCTGGACGTAAGTTAAGCATCCAAATCCTAAAGCAAACAGTAGAAGCAAAATCACGCAAGCTATCAGCTCGTTGGACTTTTGAAGCTGCTCAAGACGCTCAGTCTATGCATGGTCTAGACGTAGAAGCAGAAATCATGGCCGCATTGGCTCAAGAGATTACTGCTGAAATCGATCAAGAGATCATTGGTAGCCTAACTACACTAGCAGGTACAGCAAGTGCAACTTATGCACAAAACGCAGTATCTGGTCAAGCAACATTTGTTGGTGACGAGCATGCAGCTCTTGCAGTTCTAATCAACAAAGCAGCTAACGACATTGCGGCAAGAACACGCCGTGGTGCAGGTAACTACGCCGTTGTTAGCCCAACAGTACTAACAGTACTACAAAGTGCAACAACTTCAGCGTTCGCAAGAACAACTGAAGGTCCATTTGAAGCACCAACAAACACCAAACTAGTTGGTACATTAAACAACAGCATGAAGGTTTATGTAAACCAGTATGCTGCTAATGATGATATCCTAGTAGGTTACAAAGGTTCAAGCGAAAGCGATGCACCGGCATTCTATTGCCCATACGTACCGCTAATGAGCTCAGGAACAGTACTTGATCCTGACACATTTGAGCCAGTTGTTAGCTTCATGACACGTTATGGTTATGTAGAACTAAGCAACACAGCTTCATCTCTTGGTAACGCTGCTGATTATCTAAACAAAATTGCAGTAACAACAAACGCTCTAAGCTTCAGCTAAGACCGTTTAACCACAGAATGACAGTGGAGACCGGAACCCAGGGCAACCTGGGTTCCTTTTTCTTTGACTAATTCGATAAATATTGATAACAGGAGAGACAGAATGACTACTAACTTTGAACAAGGATTAGATGTTGAAGGCAATGTAAATCTAACAGGTAACATTATAGTTGGCGGTAATACTATTACGGGAGATACTAATACTGATAATATTACCTTTAATGCAGACGTTAGTAGTGACATTATTCCAAACGTAGACAAAACATATAGTCTTGGCACAATTAGCAAACGCTGGGATAACATATTTGGTGATGCACTAAACTTAGAAAGTGGACTAAGTGCCGCAAGTGCAGTAGTAACAACAAGTGTAACAGCAGAAGAGTTTATTAGTACAAGCACAGGCACTCCAACTCTTAGTAGTGGAAGTGATATTATTATTAATCCAGCGGGCCAAGTAAACGTTACAAGTGATATAGAAGTAACAGGAAACTTACTTGTGCAAGGTGTATTGAGTAATTTAACAAACTGGAGTATTGTAGAAACCAGTGGTGTGTTGACTTTTGTTAATAGTGTATCAGGAAATACAGTTACAGTACCAGATACAACAGACACACTTGCAACACAAACTTATGTAGATAACCTAGTTACTGCACAAGATTTAGATTTTGCAGGAGACACTGGCGGAAATCTTAGTATAGATTTAGACAGTGAAGTTTTAACTATTGCTGGAGGAACAGGTATAAACACAGCAGGTAGTGGTAACACTATTACTATTAGTGTTGATAGTTCAGTTACAGCAGGATTAGCATCAGAATCATATGTACAAAATTATGTTGCCGCTAACGCAGGTGGCGGTGGTGGGGCATCTATTGCGGCCGCTCCTGAAGTAATTTTGACAGGACTTACACAAGGTAGTATAAATTTAACAGGAGTTGAGCCTGGAGAAGTAGTTGTTGCGTGGCTAGCTGATCATGCAACTAGTAATACAAGCACTTTTATGCAAATCTGGGATCAAGATGGTTGGGTAGGATTTAATCCTAGTAGTACAGTACTAGTAAACACAACAAGTCCTCATATAAGATGGGCTAATACTACAGGCGTTACTAAAGATGTTTACATAAGAGGTAATATATCCTCAGGTGGCGGTGTAGGTAGAATGGTTGTTATGAAGTTTGGAGAAGAATTTGATGGAGATTATAATTCACTAACAGGACTTCCAACTTTGTTTTCAGGAGCATGGGCAGATTTAACAGGTAAACCAACTATACCAGCAGACGTTGGAGATCTAACTGATACTGGAGGATTGTTAGGTGGAGGCGGTGGTGGATTTATCACTGGCGGTACACTTGTTGGAGGCAATGGCACACAAACTGCATTATCATTTAATACTCCTGTAACAGTACAAGATGGACAAACAATATTTGGATGGTCCAGTCATGATACTAACAGTGGAAGCTCATGGTGGGATAATTATCAAGGTTCAGTACTAAACTGGACAAATTATGGAAATCCATACACTAATAATAGTGGTGGTCCAGTAGTAGTTTATGGGCGTTGTAGCACAACAAATAGTCAGGCTAGAACTATAACATATCAGATATTTGGTTAAAGGAATAAAATATGAGTACAAATTTTGAACAAGGATTAGATGTAGCAGGAAATGTATCTCTTACAGGTAATATTGTTGTAGGAGGCAATACTATTTCTGGGGACACTGATACAGATAGTGTTACATTTAACGCTGATGTAAGCAGTCATATTATTCCTGATGCAGACAAAACATACAGTTTGGGTACATTAACAAAAAGATGGGACAACATTTTTGGAGATGCATTAAACTTGGAATCAGGATTAAGTGCAGACTCAGCAGTAATTACAAACAGCGTTACAGCAGAAGAATTTATAAGCACTAGTACAGGTACTCCTACACTGTCAAGCGGAAGCGACATTATATTAAATCCAGCAGGTCAAGTAAATGTTACAAGTGCTATGGAAGTTACAGGCAATTTACTTGTACAAGGTGTACTAAGCAATTTAACAAACTGGAGCATTGTAGAAGTTGGCGGAGTTTTACAATTCCAAAACAGCGTAACTAATAATACAATTAGTTTACCAAGCAATGTAGATGGTACAGTAGCACTAACAAGTGATATTACAACAGCAGAAACAAACATAACAACTGCTTACGAAGCATATACAGATGCCGCAGTAGCTAACGTTGGTGGTGGTGGAGTTGTTTTTGCTACTCAGATTTTAACAGGAAGTGGAACTTGGACTCCCCAATACAATTGTCCCGCAACAATGGCTGTTGTAGGCGGTGGAGGCGGAGGTGGAGCTGCCGCGGCAGAAGGTGATCCTCCTAATGCTACTGCACGTTTTTACACTAGAGCCGGAGGTGGCGGTAGTGGAGGTGTAGTATTAAAAGCCATTCAATGCAATACTAGTCATAGTTATTCCTACAGTTGCGGATCAGGAGGATCAGGTTCTCCTCAAGTTATTGCAAATACTGGACAAATTGGTAGTGGAAATGGTTCTCCAGGTGCAGGAACAACAATAAGTGGAAACGGAATAAACATTAGTTGTGGCGGTGGCACAGCAGGTACATTTACAATTACAGGTACAAATACATTTGGAGATCCAGGACCAAGTGCAGGAACTGGTGGTTCAGCTTCAGGAGGAGATCAAAATATTACAGGAACAGATGGAGTAGTTCAAACAGATAATGATCCTTATAACATTGCTGGTCCAGGTGGAACTCCTTTTGGTGTTGCTGGCCAACCTTATACAGGACCTTTAGCTGGCTATGGTTTCTTTGGTTCCGGTGCACCT